TTACAAGCTGTAGTTCCATAAGGTAAATCACAAAGTATCATGTCTATACTCTTATCTGGTATAGATTTCATTACCTCTAAACAATCTCCTAAAATAACACTATTTATCATAAATAAAGTATACCACTATATATAAATTAGTCTTTGTGGAAAAGTCGTGCTTGACTTTTTATTACAAATATATGATAATTACTATGTCGAAAGACCATCCAAAAGCTTACGTTCTATCATTACCTACTCTACTCGTAAGCGAGGGTAGGGGATGATAGAAAAAAGCAAATGAGTGAAAGCTCGTTTTTTGTTTGAACAGCATAATAGCTAGTTAAAAAGGTTGTCGCGCTTACAGACCTAAAGACGCAAATTGTAAGCTCTGACTCGGCTCCGATACACTGGAGGGGGAAGAAACAAGTGGGAATAACAGGAACAATGTAAAATTATAATCCTGCCCGATATAGATATCACTACGGGGTATCTTTAGGAAAATATAATTTCTCGTTATAGGAGATAATAAAGAATCCTTAGAGTTAAGTTAAATGGGTATATCCCTGTCTTAACTAACACCTCAATTAAAGGGGGAAGTTAAATATAACATTATGGAATTATTAAAATTAGAAGATTACGATAACTTAAAAAAAGAAAAGATACAAAGTGAGATGGCTGATAGAAGGTGGAAGAAATATAAAGAAAGGGGAAGGAAACGCATGAAAGCAGAAGGAAAAAAAATATATGGATAAAAATTTTTATAATCTCTTACAAAACGATGAATATGGGTTATTAAACGATACTCAAAAAAATACCCCCGTAACTGAAAATGACAGAGTTATAGACTCGTTTCTTGAGATTGTAAATTTTTATGAAGAAAATAAAAGACTACCAAATCTAGATGAGGTTCATGAGAGAAAACTAGCAGTCAGATTAAAGACTTTTATAGAAAACATCGATCAATACAACTTTATTTTAGAGTATGATAAATTTAATTTATTAAAAGAAAGTTTCAAGAATACAAGGGTGGAAAAAGATAGGGCAATATATGGAGGGGTGCTTAATTCTTCAGAAGGAGATAGACAACGCAAGTGGGGGCAACAAGAAGGTTACAATCAAGCTCTCTCAGATAAACATAACAAAGAAAAAACCTTTTTAGGGGAATAATATATGACAGGATTTATCTTTACAACAATAGGAATATTTATAGGCTACTGGATAAGTAAGTTTGTAAATATGCCAGAAATATCACAGGAAGAAATACACAGAATGGCTTATGACTCTGGATTTGGAATGGGAAAGCTTAGAGGAAGAATAGAAGCAAATGGGGAGGCTATGAACAAAAGGTACGAGGAACTACTAAACAAAACCAATTCTTAAATAATTAAATAATATGGTATTAATAACAATCCTAACTCTTACAGCTATCCTAATATGGGTAACCAGGGGGAATAAAGGAATAGAATAAAATATATGATAAATAAACCAACATGGGAACAAAAAATATCAGCGTATGGTTTTCTGGGAACAAACCTAAGAAGCCACGATGAAACTAAACAATTTATCTTAGACCTACTAGCAGAACAAAGGAAAGAAATAGTAGAAATAATTAAAACCCCACTGTCTACAGAGTTTGAAGACCCAGAAGAAGAATCAGCAGATTACTCAATAGAAGACTTTAGGGCAAGATTACTTAACCTAATAAAACAAGACTGACTGACTTTATCCACAATGACAATTATTAAAAAACAAGATATAATTAAACTATGAAATACAAAAACGAAGAAGATACTAAAAAGGATTTTGCTAAGTTGTTCGGTTGGCAAAAAAGAAAGGGGCAATACGACTACGGGGAGCCAGATTATCAAACACCTACTTGGGCAGAAATATTTGCAGAAGTTGGAAAACTATTAAATCAAGCTGGCACACTAAAAGACGAGTGGAGAATCAATACTTGTGAGAATAGAATCAGTAACCTAGAAAGTGTCTATAAAAAAGACTAAAATTTATGAAAACAGAGGACTTAAAAAACATACAAGCCCTATTACTAAAAGGTAAATGGGAACTAACAGCACAAGAAAGTGCAATATTAGTAAACCTAGTAAACACTGTAGGTGAGGAGATTAAGAAACTAGAAACTCCAAAAGAGGAAACTAAAAGTGAATAATATGGAATTAAAAGAATTTATAGAAGGTTTGGGGGTACAAACTATGATGAAAAGAGATATTTTGTCAAAACTAATTGAGTTGGAGTCCCTTAACCTTTATTTCAGAACTATGCTTGGAGTAGAGTTAGAGATAACTGTAAAGCCAGCAGAAGTTCCAGAAGGCAGATTTTTAGGGAAAGGAGTAGCTGATTTATTAAAACAAAATAAATAATATGATTACTATATACAGCCGTCAAAGATGCCCCAAATGTGATGAAGTAAAACACTACCTAGAAAGTAAAGGACACGTATTTAAATCAGTAGACATTACAAATGACCTAATACTTTTAAATAAGTTCAGGACAGAAAACCCAGGGGCAGGATTTCCAGTAGTTACTTTCGATTCGGACACAATAGCAGGTGACGTGGAGGCTATAAAAGCAAAAGCTGATACTCTAAACTAGACATTTTACCTAATACATTGTAATATTAAGTGTATGGATTTAACACCAATACAGCAACTATTCCTCAAAGAGTATACTGACCCTAAAAGCGAATACTTTGGTAACGCTTACCAGTCTGCAATAAAGGCAGGATATAGTGAGGATTACGCAAAAAACATTACAGGACAAATGCCAGAGTGGCTATCAGAAAATCTAGGAAACAGTAAATTGCTATTAAAAGCAAGAAAGAACCTAGAAATAGGGTTAGATGGACTACTTGATGACCCAGAGAAAGGAGGTAAGCCTATACAAGCCAAACTAACTGAATTTACATTAAAGAATGTAGATAGAGCAACATTTGGGGATAAAGCAGACATTAACCTTAAAGGAAGTCTAAATATATCTTTCGATAGTGCTTTCAACGATAAATAGACATGCTTTTACACGATAAACAAAAAAATGTAGTTAGAAGTAAAGCCAGATTTAAAATAGTTAGAGCTGGTAGACGTTCAGGTAAATCTTCTTTACAAGTAGAAGATATGAGTTACACCGCAGTAAAGGAGAAAGACTCTCCTGTATTTTATATTGCCCCTACTCAAATACAAGCTAGAGCTATTATATGGGAAGCACTTAAAGCCAAGCTAGCTCTTATAAGTGAAGTAAATGAAAGTAGATTAGAAATGAAAGTACCTACTCAAGACGGTGGTTATTCTTTAATTACTGTAGCAGGTTGGGAAAACAGAGAGAACTTTAGAGGTAGAAAGGCCAAGAAGATTTACTTTGATGAGTTAGACACAATGAAAGACTTCTTTATAGGCTGGCAAGAGATATTCAGACCAGCATTAACTGACTTAAAAGGAGAGGCAATGTTTTCAGGTACTCCAAAGAAAGAAAACCCTAATCTTAAAAGACTTGAGAAAATGGCAGAGACTGACCCAGATTATGAAGCCTTTCACTTTACCACTTCAGACAACCCACACATTCCTAGAGAAGAGATACAAAAAGCCAAAGACGAATTAGACTACAATACCTTTAGACAAGAATATCTAGCAGAGTATGTAGAAAATCAAGGCTCACTATTTAAATTTACTGCTCTTGTAGATGTGTTTTCAAATACCATAACTAAAGAGAACTCTAAGTATTTAACCGTGGATATTGCAGACGATGGTTCAGATAAAACAATCTTTGCTTTTTGGGAAGGACTAGAAGAGTATAGACGAGAAGAATTTGAAAGATTGAATACAGAGGGGATTATCCAAAAGATTAGAGAATACGCTAGTTTAGAAAAGATACCTTACTCACAAATAGCTGTCGATGCAGTAGGCGTTGGAGCAGGGGTGGCATCATCCTCACTCTTAGATGGAATAATAGGATTTAAGGGTAGTTTTGCCCCAATTAAGACGGATGATAACATAGTCATGCCAAACGTTTCTGTCCTTAAAGTAGCTAACCTGGTGTCTGATTATAAAAATCTAAGAAGTCAATGTGTGTTTACTCTTGCGGACTTAGTAAATAATCACAAGATAGCAAGTAAGGTAACTGGTAGACAAAAAGAAAATGTTATTGAAGAGCTACAACACTATCAAGATGTTTCAACTGGAGACGGTAAAAGAATGGCAACGCAGACAGACGATATTAAGGCTATTATAGGTAGGTCACCAGATAACGCATCTACTTGGTTAATGAGAATGTATTTTGTGGTTATGAATAAGATAACCCCAGGCAATAGTGAAGATAGACAAGTGGTGGTTAATAAAATGATAAGTCAGTTTAAAAGAAACTTAAACAACATGGATGCTAGAAGTAATAAATAAAGCCGTGACACTTGACTTTTTATTACAATCTAATATACTTTAGGTATTGATTTCAACTTAAAGAAATTTGAGTTGATTCCAATGGAATCTTAATCAATTGCTAACTTAAACTTTTTAACTGTATATGGAATATGTTTGTATATCTTGTGGAGAGAAATGGGGTTCAGAAATCTTAAATAAAGAAAGAATGTGTCCTTTTTGTAGTATGCCCTCAAGCCAAGCCATTACTGATATATTTTTAACAGAAGGGAGGGAAGGTGTTATTGAATACATAGACAACGTAATTAAGCATATTGAGTACGATGAACCAGAAGACCTTAATTAAGGTTTTTTTATTTACATATTCTCTTATTCTTCTATCCAGTGACTAGAAGTAAAACTTACACTTATAAACGCTATTAGGTACAAATGCGAAAGCTGGGGAAAATAGTTCCTTCACCCTACTGAAAATGTTAAATCATTTCCTCTATCCCAGCCATCTGATTTGTATCGAATAGTGAGTCTACCTGTGATGATAGTAGTATCTATGTACAGCCGACAAAGAGAACCCATAGCCCACCCCTAGTGCCTCAGAGCAAAAGTAGGGTATAACTGTTTATATTTGACATTATACCCAATACATAATACACTTAATTTAAGTAATAAACTCGGTGGGTAAATTTAAATATGGATATATATAATATCGTCAGAAAAGCAAAAACAGACTTTACAAACGGGACAACAACTCTAGGCAAGTATGTTACTTGGTCATTACATGAAAACATTGAGAAAATTGACGCCTATACTAACTCTAAACATATATCTGGTGATACTGACAGTTTAGGAAGAGAAAAACCTTTCTTTAACATTAACACAGCAGCAGTAAACATCTGGTATAAAGCTACAGATATTGACCGAAAAGACATTAAAATCAAGGCAAGTAGAGCTAAAGATACTATTGGGGCTTTTCTTTTAAATATTCACCTACAAGAATACATGAGAAAGAACAATGTAGGGTTATTCTTAAATAACTGGGGTAGGACTCTGGCTAAATATGGTTCAGCAGTAATTAAATTCGTAGAGAAAGACGGAGAACTACACATGAACCTTGTACCATGGAATAGATTAATTGTAGACTCTGTAGATTTCTACAACAACCCAGTTATTGAAAGACTTTTTTATACTCCAAGCCAGCTAAGAAACAATAAGTCATACGACCAAGAAAAAGTAAAGGCTTTACTATATGCAAGGTCTACAAGAAAAACACTGGACGACCAGCAAACAGACACTAATGCTGACTATATCGAACTTTATGAAGTGCATGGTGAATTTCCACTATCGTTTATAACTGGTAAGGAAAAAGACGATGAAGAGTTTGTACAACAAATGCATGTAATAAGTTATGTTGGAGACGGTAAAGGAGGTTTTGACGACTTTACTCTTGTTTCAGGTAGAGAGAAAAAGAATCCTTACATGATTACTCACCTAATCGAAGAGGATGGTAGAGTGATGGCTATCGGGGCAGTTGAACATTTATTTGAAGCACAATGGATGGTTAACCACTCAGTTAAAGCTATTAAAGACCAACTAGACTTAGCAAGTAAACTAATCTTCCAAACTTCTGACGGTTCATTCGTAGGACAGAACGTATTACAGGCAATTGAGACTGGGGATATAATGATCCACTCACCTAACCAACCACTTACCCAAATAGCTAACAACTCACACGATATTACTTCTCTACAAAACTACTCACAACAATGGCAAACACTAGCTCAACAGATTACATCAACACCAGATGCAATTTCAGGCGGAACAATGCCCTCAGGAACAGCCTACAGACAAGTAGCAGTACTTAATCAAGAAGTACATAACTTCTTTGACATGATGATAGAGAACAAAGCTCTTTACCTAGAAGAGATGTTAAGAACCTACATACTACCTTTCCTAAAAACTAAGTTCAATACTTCAGAAGAAATCTCAGCTACTCTTGGAATGGAAGACATAACCAAGCTAGACCAGATGTACATTAAGTCAGAAACCAACAGAATAATCAACGACACTAACAAACAAGCAATCCTATCAGGTAAACTGGCAGAGCCAATGGATGAGGCAGCTATACAAGGACAAGTAAAAGACATGCTAGTGGAACAAGGTAATCAGAGATTTATCAAGCCTTCAGAAGTAGAAACAGTTACTTGGAATGATATGTTTAAGAACTTAGAGTATGATGTAGTGGTAGAAATTACTAACGAGGCAAGTAACAAAGCAGAAAGACTAGCAACCCTAACAGAGCTACTACAAACTATTGCTAAAACTCCACAGATACTACAAGACCCTAACGGTAAATTATTCTTTAACAAGATACTAGAAGAAAGTTCAGTAATATCTCCTATTCAATTCCAATACGCTAACAATCAACCAGCACCTACACCAGCACAGACAGCTCAAGCAATCGGTGGGAATTAAACTGATTGCTTATTATTAATATGTTTAACAAAATAAAAGAGTTTTTTAACTCTAAACAACCTATGGCAAATACAACATTCATACCTATCGATAAAAACGATAAGGAGGCAGCGATTAACTCATTAATGAGATATAAGAAACAAAATCCTGTAAAGTTTGAACTAAAGAAAGCAGAATTATACAAGAAGTTTGGAATTGAAGTGCAAGAAGAAGCTAAACTAGAACCTGTAAAAGATGCTACTGATATTGAATTAGAAACATTAAAAGCAAAAGTAACAAAGACTAAATAATATGGGAAATAAAGAAATGAGAATTACGGATGATGAATTAGCAACAATTAAATCAATGTTCGCTGATAACTTACCAGGACTTAAAATATTAAGAAAGATATTCTTACCAGAGATTAACGCTAATGCTCCTTTAGGACAAAACCTTGACCTATGGATGACAATGAAAGTTGAAGACCAATCCCCAGAAGCAATCATCACAAATCTTAAGGCTAGAAACACTTTAATCAGTCACGTTGAACAATGCTTAATGCAATTAAATGTATTGGCTGGTCAGAAAACTGAGACAGTAGATGATACAAAAGCTAGACTAGCTGCGAACTCTACTAAATAATTTGACAATTAATCACATTAGTAATACACTTAAATTAACTTGAAGTTGTAGTGGACTTCTTAAATAAACACCCTATGGAAGGAACAAACACAGATGAGCAGGACATCTTAAAAACACCCGACGCAAATGTTGACGAGTCAACAGATACTGTAGAAGAGGAAGAAATAGACTATAAGGCAGAGTTTGAAAAAACAAAGCAAATAGCCGAAAATCAGAAAATTCGAGCAGAGAAAGCAGAAGCTAAGTTAAAAACTAACACTTCTACTGGGAGGGGTGAAACCTCTAAAGTGGATGGATTTAGTCCAATGGACATTATTGCTATAACCAAAGCAAACTTGGATGAAGAGGCTATAAGAGAAGCAATGGATTACGCTAAATACAAAAAGATTTCAATAGCAGAAGCTATAAAGAGTCCAGCAGTAAAAGCTACCATTCAACTTATAGAAGAAAACAGACGAGTTAGTGAGGCTAGTAACACAGGTTCAGCAAGACGAGGTTCATCCAAGATTAGTGATGAAAGTCTGATAGAAAACGCTAGAAAGGGAATATTACCTGAAAGCGATGCAGACATGAAACGACTAGTCTCTATAAGGAAGAACTTTAGATAGCTCTTAATCGGTGGGGAATTATAACAAATAATACCCCTATGTTTCTAAAATAAAATAATAGAAACTATAATACTTTGGCAAATACAATATCGTCACGTACATTTCGTGACAAATATAAATTAGCAACCCTTGACCACGCTCTGAGAACTGCTCTAGTAGCAGAAAAAGTTTGTGCAGTAGACCGTTCTGATAACCTAAGAATTCAATCTCCTTACGGATCAGCATCATCTGTTACAATCCAAGCTCTTACTGGTACTTACTCTCCAGCAGAGTTTACAACTACAGATGATACTCTAACAGTAACAGATGAGTTTATCGTTTCAGAGCATATAATGGACTTCCAAAACTTGCTTTCAAACTTTGACTTGTTTGCTGCTCGAACAGAACAGATGACTGCTGACGTTGCAATCGCAATCGACAAGTATGTTATTAACAACTTGTGTGAAGATGGAACAGGAACTTACACTACTCCAACAGGAGGATTTACTACAGCTGCTAACGTAAACGAAATCTTCGGTCAATTAACTTCAAAAGTTATGGGCTTTGCAGAGGCTTACTTTGGAAACATGTATGTAATCGTTGAGAACACTGACATGGCTGGTATTACTCAAGCTGGTGCAACTAATGGATTTAACAACGCTGACGCTGTCCTTACAAACGGACAAGTTGGACGATGGATGGGAGTTGATATCTATGTAGTTCGTTCAGGAACATTCGTAGATGCTACCTTAGGAACTAAGACTGTTACAAACGCTGGTCACCGTGTATTCGGAGTGAAAGGTGTTACAACTTATGCAGCTCCAAGAGGTGTTAATGTTGAAGAGAAGGCAGTATCAGGTAAGACTGGAATGGAAGTTGCAGTATACGGATATGTTGGATTTAAGGCATGGGCTCCAAAAGTAACACTTACAGTTGATATTACTTTAAGTTAATATTATTAAAAGCCTCACATTTGTTTGTGGGGGCGAGAATAAAGGTTGTTTCGTAGCTTCCAGTATTCTCTCCCCTCCACGCAAATGGAGCATAAATAGCTACGAAATATGAAGTACATTAAAACAGGTCAGAAAAGGTCTGATGTTAAAAGACAGTGGTTGGTGATGGTAGATGACGAAGATTACGAGTTCTTGCAACAGTTTAAATGGCAAGTAGATAGATACAAATCTGTTAAAACCCACGCAAACCCAAGACTTAAAGATATTCTGATACATAGAGTCATAATGAAGCCAGAAAAAGGTGTAGAAATAGACCACATAGACGGTAACAGGCTCAATAATCAAAAATCTAATCTAAGATTTGCAACCAGTAGCCAAAATAAAATTAACAGAGGGCCTAGAAAAGACAATAAAAGTGGGTTCAAAGGAGTTTCTTGGCACAAACAAAGAAATTTGTGGACAGCCAGAATAATGGCAGATGGAAAATATAAACATCTAGGATTATTCAAGACACCCAAAGAAGCTGCAAAAGCATACAATGCAGAAGCTACTACATATTACGGCGAATATGCTTGGCAAAATAAAATAACATAAACTAAAACTATGGCAGTATCAACACTAGACAAAGCAAGAATATATAGACCAGAAATACAAGCAGGGAAATTCGTAGGAACACCTGTAGCTATCAATGCTACAGCTACAGCTACAGCAGCCCAAGTTGCTTCTGGATATATAACTTCAACTTCAGCAGCTGCTACTACAATAACACTCCCAACAGGAACATTATTGGGTGCAGAACTTGGAGCTTCACAAGGAACTATCTTTGACCTTTACATTGACAACACAGCTGGTGCTAACACAGTAACGATGGCAGTTGGAACAAACGCTATTGTATCTGCTCTTGGTGCAGCTAATGGAACAGAATCAGGTTTGCTAACTGTACCTTCAGGTGTTACAGGGCAAGCATGTTTCAGATTGATGTTCTCAAGTGCTACAGCATATACATTCACTCGTATTGCTTAACAGATAAGTTACCCTACTTTGTAGGGGGCTTAGAGCATACCCCTCCCACCGATTGGTATGTTCTAAAGCCCTTATAAGGCAATAACCATATGGATTACACTACATTACAGGCAGATGTTGACTTCTTAGTAGACACAGATAGTAATACCTATTCTGTTGCTGATAAAACACGTAATTTTAATATTGCTTTGGATGAACTGACAGGAATTATTATAGGTTGTGATGGTACCTGGCAATGGGACGATACAAACTATACAGATTTACCTATAGGAACTTCTACTCTAACAGCTAGCCAAGAAGATTATTCGTTTGCGTATGAACATTTATATGTTGAAGCTGTAGAAGTAAAACTGACTACTAACGAATGGAGACGATTAAAACCTATTGACCTTTACCCAGAATACAACCAGCAGTCTAAGACAAGTATCACAGACTTTATGTCTACTCCTGGTATCCCAGAGTACTACGATAAAATAGGTACTTCTATATTTCTATACCCAGCTCCTAACTACACTCAAGCCGCTTCACTAAAAGTATTCTTCCAAAGAAAAGCTAACCCATTTGAGACAACCGATACAACTAAAAAGCCTGGGTTTGCTAACCACTTACATAGATATCTGTCAATCTGTGTAGCATACGACTGGGCAATAGGACACAACAATGCAAAGGTAGCATACTTACTTTCAGAGAAAAACAGATTTACACAGCTTATAAAAAATTTTTACTCCCAAAGAGTAAAAGACGAGACAAGAAAGCTCGGCGTAATTCAACAAAATAATAAATAATATGGCAAGTTTTAATAAGTTCAACAGTTTTACAGAGGCTCTAGCCGAAAAGGTACATAACCTTGGATCAGATACTCTTAAAATTGCATTAACAAACGTCGCTCCAGTAGCAACCAACACTGTACTGGCAAACATTACAGAGATTTCCTATACAAACCTTTCAAGTAGGACTGTAACAGTAACTGCTTCTTCTCAAACTTCTGGTACATACAAACTAGTAGCGAGTGACTTGGTGCTAACTGCTAGTGGTACAGTACCAACATTTAGATACGCAGTATTATACAACGATACAGCAACCAACGACGAGCTAATTGCTTGGTGGGATAGAGGAACTTCTGTGGACTTAATAAGCACAGATACTTTCACGGTTGACTTTGACCCTACAAATGGAGTTCTTCAAATAGCATAACACAATGGCAAAATTAGCAAATGTATTAGTTGTAGGAGGTGGTGGAGGAGGAGGGCACGGCGGTACTGGAGGTGGAGCAGGTGCAGGAGCAGGTGGTGGAGCAGGAGGGTACCAGACTGACTCTGCTTTTTCTCTAACCCCACAAGCTTATACAGTAACTGTAGGAGCTGCAGGCTCCGCTGGGAGTAACTCTAACGGAGGAAACGGGGGAAATTCGGTCTTTAGTACTATAACAGCTACAGGCGGCGGTGGAGGTAGCCAAAGCGTCAATACTGGAACTCCAACTGCTGGAGCAAATGGTGGTTCTGGTGGTGGAGTTGGGGGGAGTGGAAACAATACAGAAGGCACAGCGGGTACAGGTTCACAAGGTAGTAGTGGAGGAGGGAATGGCAGCAGCTCTAAAGGCGGTGGCGGTGGAGGTGCAAGTGCGGCAGGAAGTACTGGGGCTGGTACAAGGGCAGGTGGAGCAGGGACAGCTAATTCAATTTCTGGGTCTTCAGTAACCTATGCAGGTGGTGGTGGTGGTGGGACTGATACTGGAGCGGGAGGGACTGGTGGTGCAGGTGGAGGAGGGAATGGTGGGGCTCCTTTAAATGCAGGAACAGCTGGGACAGCTAATCGTGGTGGTGGAGGGGGTGGAGGTGGTGGAGGAAACAATCAAGGAGGAGCTGGGGGCACGGGAGTAGTAATAATTTCTTACCCAACAGCAGATTTTTCAGCTACACCTTGTACTGGAGGAACCATAACAACTTCAGGTTCTAACACTATACATACTTTTACCTCTTCAGGAACCTTTACAGTATTCTCACAAGCCTTTACAGTTGGTGCAGCTCAGGGTTCGTTTACTCTCTCTGGTCAAGCGGCGGGTGTAATAAGAGGACTTGTAACTATCGCAGCCTCAGCAACCTTTACACTTACAGGATATGCGGTAGACTTCTTTACTAAGTGGGTAAATGCAACCAAGAACTCTACAACTTGGTCTAACCAATCAAAATAAACTTATATGGATAAAAACGGTAACATTACAATATCAAACCCACAAAAGGGAATAGCTAACTCATCAATACTAGGCAATGAGGCTATTATAGGTTGTGAGATATTTGAAGAGCCAGGAGTACTTAAAATACAATCAGCTCTTGAAGCAGATAGCTCAGATATTAACGACCCAGGCTACATGACTATTTCAGGTGTACCAGTAGCTGATGTAACCAACTACAACACCGTGGGTGAATTAGTAAGAACAGTTTTAACAGAAAGTGGACAGCTAATGAGTGGGGGTAATGCTAACTTTTTAATTGCCTCTAACCTGTCCCAAGGCTGGGATGCTTGTGTGTGGAACTCTTCTTATACAGTAGTATCCTACGCACAATCAGGTACTGGTTATATTGGAGTAATCTATCACGACCCAACAGATGAGAATACAACTAACTGGAATCCAGCAGAAGTAGGAAGTCTTACTGGAACTCACGCAATTAAGCTTTTAAAGGGGGCTGATGGTAAAATGTACTTTACTAATGGTAGATATATAGGGTATATTGAAAATATTACTGGTACGGGTTCTTCTATCACAGTTACCTCCACAAGTAATGCACTAGACTTAAAAGAAGGTGTTTTTGCTGTAACAATGGCAGAGCTAGGTTCACGTTTAATGATAGGAACCCAACAGGGCTATTCTTACGCAACTAGACAAGACTATCAAGGTGCAGATATTTACCCATGGGACAGAACCTCTTCATCTTTCTCACTACCAGTAAAGATTGACGAGAATGGAATGAATGCAATGATATCTCACCGTAACCAAGTATACTTTTCAGCTGGTGATGATGGGAGAATTTACACAACTGACGGTACTAACTATCAACTAGTAAAAAGACTTCCATACAACAGGTCAGGTAGATACAATCCAACCTCTTGGGCGTATCTAAATGCAATGGCTATTAACCAACAAGGTCATTTAATGGTAGGCCTTTCAGCTAACTACGATGCTAACTCACCTACAACTACAGGAGTTTGGGAGATTGCTTTGACTTCAGGCTACCCGACCCACCTGCCTTTCTTTTCTCGTGACGGTAACCTAGGTCAAACAGCCAATGTTAAATTCGGTTCAGTACGAGTCCTAAATGACGATGCATCATCTTTTGGGGTGGCTTCGGGTACAACTTACGAACTATCTACAACTTCTGGAACAGCACTTAACACTGGGTACACAGCTAAATGGAGAACAGAATTCTTTATGGTGGGGTCAAGGAATAACCGCAAGTCATTTAATACTCTTGAATTTACTTTACTAGAGCCTTTGATCACTAATCAAGGTATACGAATAGCATATAGAAAGAATAGGTCAGAAAGTTTTACAACAATCGGCACGTTTACTTTTGCAACACTAGGCTCAGTAATTTCTCATAATACTAAAGCTTTAATAGCCGATGCAGAAATGGTACAGTTTGAAATCTCCCTTGAATATACTTCGGCTGTGTTTGGAGACAACGTAAACCTAATTAGAATAACTGTAAATTAATATGCAAGATACAAATCAAAATAATCCAAACACATACCGTCACACACACAACGGTATAGACAGTCCTTTTCTCGGAGAGACTGCCCCAATAGCTTTGACTGCACCAGTAGCAGGGGTTTTATCAAGTGGGGGCACAGCAGTACTCCAAAATTTTGACTCTTCTGTCATACAGGCAATGAGGACAAGACTTGATGAGCTTGAAGCACATTTAAAAAATCTAAATATATTAAAATAATTTGACATTAAACCTCTATGCTTATATACTTAAATATAATTGGTGGGTTATCTACTAAATATGAATAACCAAGAAAAAGTCTCTGTAACAGCTGTTCCATTTAATCCACAAACACAGTCTTTTACACCCGCACAACCTACACAAGCGATAGCCCCAGCAGCTCCAGTTATTCCTAATCTACCAACTCCAAATCCTACTATTACAGCGGACAATTTAGGAGTACAAAAAATAAATGTTCCAACAGCTCCAGTAACACAAACGGTAGCACAGCCAGTAAATCAAGCAGAACAATTACTTGCTCAAACAGCAGTAGCAGAAACAGACGCACAAAAAGCAAGTCAAGACCTTTCTAAAAGCATTCTTTCTCTGATTCCTAACCTACAAGGTCAAACTCAAGAACTAGCAACTCAACAAAAAGCGGCAGGACTTCCAGCAATGAGACAGAATTTACAAAATATAAACAACCAAATTTTACAAAAACAAGCCGAACTACAACAAGACGATATACGACTAGTTCAATCAGTACAAAACATAGAAGATAAGCCAATCGCTATGGAATTTATTACTGGTCAACAACAATCAGTTCAACGTAATGCACAAATAGCACGAGCCTTAAAAGCCTCAGAGATAGGTGTACTAAACGCTACTGCTATTGGTATGCAAGGTAACATTTCTCTTGCAGAACAGACAGCAAAACAAGCCGTAGAAACGAAGTATGCACCATACAAGGAAGCTCTAGATACTTACAAACTACAACTAGAAGCCCTTACTCCACTTCTAAACGCTGATGAAAAGAAACAAGCAAGAGAACAAGAGATCAAAACTAAACTAGCTTTTAATGATATCGAGAAGAGACAAAAGACAGAAATTGCTAACAACTC